ACGGGAATCCCTTTGGATGCCGCCAGCTGGCGGGCGCTCTGGGCCCCCTTCACGAAATCAGGCAGTGTTTTATATTCCTTGTCCTTGTCCGTCAGTAATTCAGCTGGAAGCCCGGCCGTCTCATACCACGGCTTTGCGCCGTCGCCACCGGCAGGTTTGCGATCACCGTCCGGATTCAGCTCCCGGCTATGCGCTCCACCGCCATGATTAATCACGCCACCAGAACCGTCGCCACCATCACCCCCAGATCCGCCGCCGTCACCGGAACCATCACCACCAGCTCCGCCGTCACCGCCGCCATCACCACCTCCGTCTTCGCCAACATAGCGAACCGAACCAAGCAACAGCGGAAAAAACATCGCAAGAATAAATTTAAGCATCAGCGCTCCTTACCGTTTCGGATTCATTTTTTTGAAACGCCGGGCAATGTAGGAGCTTTTCTTCGACTCCTCTTCCAGATTCGAGCCGATCTTATCCAGCTCGCCGCGTCCGGCCGCAATCTTTTTTGCCCGCCGCTTCAGATAGTTCGACTGCTGAACTCCCGGATCACCGGTAACGGCATCGGCATCATCCTCTTCAGGAGGCTCATCGCCGCGCGCTTCCAGCGCATCGCAAATAGCATTCAAAACGTCCTTCTTCTGCCCTTCGGCCTTCACATCCAGCTTTTCGGCCTCGATGAAGTCTGCCAGATCCTTGGCAGTAACGGCCTTCACGTCCACTTTTCCGCCCAACAGCAGGGCACTTGTCAGCACAACCTTACTCATCACTTCCTCCTTTGCCTTGCGGCTTCCAGTTTATCTGATCCAAAACCCAAACCATAAAATCATTGCGGGCCACTTTGTGTTCCTGCACCCGCGCATCCGGAGCAAACAGCTTTCCGTTCATCCCAGACTCTTCAATCAGATCCTCGAGCACCCGCTTCCCGTCCACCGTGCCAAACACCTTGCGAAACCGTGCAGACCGTTTCGCCTGAGAATCACCCGCTAAAGCCCTTTTGGTTCGGCCCGTTTTCAAATTGCCACCGTTTGGTTCTGCTTCTGTGCCTCACCCACAGCTTCAATCGGACTGCCCGGCTCAGACTTCCGCTGGGCATCAATCGGCTTCACGGCACTCGCCAGAGCCTCCTGCTGCGCCTGCTTGGCCTGCGCCTCCAAAAAGGCCTTCACGTTGTCTTTATATTCCTGATCCGTGTACATCATTTCCGTGTCGACGTTCTTCGCCTCGAAAATTTTGCGGATCAAGACATCACACTTCAGCGCAGCATCCAGATACGGATTCTGTTTAATTGCGGCCACCATCTCACCGGCCTGCATCACAGCCTGCGCCAGACTCGACAGCTCCAGATCCGACAATTGCACATCCAGACGGCTCGTGTACTGCACATTGAACCCGCTGCCCTGCCCGTCACCGCTGTCCTGCAGAAGCACCGCCGGAATCTGCTCATTCAGAAGGTTGAAGGCTAGAATGTCTTCCGCCACGATTTCATACAGCGGCGCAAAAAATCCGCTGCTCAGGCGGTTAATCACCGGGCTGATCGCCTGAATGCGCTCCGCCACCAGCTGGGAAATTTCAAACGCCGTCTTGGCGCTGTTTTTGATCTGCTCAAGCATTGTGAACAGATCAACATAATGCAGCTTGTTCAGCTCATCCTTCAAAAACTCAATAAAATCGGCACTCAGCTGAAGGTTTCCACTGCCGTTATAGGTGAAAATCTGCCCCTTGCTCGTATCGCAATAGTTCACCCCGAAAGCTTCCAGCACGGCAGACTCCACCGCATCCTTGTCCGGTAGAAAAATAGGCGGGCCAATCTGCAATTCCACGCCGTCCATGTGGTCGCTCACCACCTTCATCAGCGTGCGCGCCACCGGCAGCGCCTTCATCGCCGGGGATCGACCCGAAAGCTCCCCGTCGCGCACATAAAAGCGCGGCATCAAATAGCGCATCCGGTGCGTGCCGGACTCTTTCACCTTGGCCTTCTTCGAAACCTCCACATGGATACTCTCAAACGGCATGTTTTTGCTGTCGCGCCGCTTGGTGTTGCGCTCACGCCTGCGGCGCAGCACATGCACAAACTCAAAGTTTTTATCGTGATCCTCTTTCTCGTACGCCTTGCGGATCTCATCGGTCACCTCATCCAGACCAAACTCCGCCACCGCTTCCGCCGCGCTCAATTCGTATTCCCGATAGACCTCAATCAGATTCCCGCGCGCATCCCGCACCGGAAAGACCTTCGTCGACGGATACACCAAAAACTCGTGCTGAAGCGTCTTTTCATTGAAATCGACATAGAAACACCCTTCACCGCGCGCACCGAACCCGGTCAACATCTCGTTGTACGATTCAGGAAACGGGCTCTGCTGGATCCGCCGGTGGGTTGATTTACTCAGCGCCGTATAGAACCGCGTCACCTCCGGCTGCTTCATCTTCTTCGGGTCCTGGTCGATGATGTTCCCGCGGCCCATGCTCATCGTGTTCGAAAATAGACCCGACGTCATCCGTTCCTGCGCCAGAATCCCCGTCGAAATAATCGGCTGAAGAACCTCAGAACCTTCCGGAGCCTCCAGCAGATCCTCCAGTTCCGGATTAAACAGACGGCACACATCATCGCAAACCGTCTTATACGTCGACCGCTTGCTTTTCAGCGTGTCGCGCGTTTTGATGATCTTTTCGGCAATCGTCTTCGCCATAATTCTCTTTCTTCAGGCTGAAATCAGCAATCGTAAATCTTCAATCCGCAATCCCTTAGTCGCCCGTTCTGGTTTTCAGCATATTCGCAAACTGCCCGCCCTCCATCGGATTAACCCGGTAGGTGGTCTGCCTCCCCTGCTGTTGCTGAAGCCTGCGACGCTCCGCTTCTCCGGCTGCCTGCACATCCGCGTTTTCCGGCGTAACCGGAGCGGCCGCCTTCGTCGGATCGTCTAGCTTCTTTGCCTTTGGCGTCATAAATCTCCCCTTTGAGTGTTTTCGAGCTATGTACGCAACCAGCCGCACGCGCCGTCTCAACAAACCCCATCGCTGCCGCCATTTTGATGGATCGCACGTTGTCCTCTGTGCAGCAAACATCCAGCAAATCCACCTCTTTGCTGCGCAAAATCATCTCCACCGCCAATCGGCAGGCACAAAAAACCGTCTTTGGCCGGAACTGCGCATGCGCCGCAAAATGAACCTGCGCGCTCTGCCCGCGCTCCCGCCAGTCCGTCAGATAAATCATCGCCGGATAGCGTCCATCCACCTCGATTACCACCGGACAAAATGCAATCGCCCGCGGCTTTTTCGGTTTCGGAAGAAAATATTCCATCCAGTCCTTCACATCGCGGATGAACTCCGGCAGGTGCTTCAGCGTATCGGCCGCCGCCATCTCCAGATAGACCCCGCGCACCTCTTCCGCCGTCGGCTTCAAATGAATAAACACATTCTCTTGATTCTCTCCGCCACCCAACACTCGACACTCTGCATTCATTTAGATCAGTATCTCCTCAGTTTTTTAACAACCCGCCCGCGACCCCGGTTCGCATTCACATTCAATGCCCGAGGCTTCAAATTCCGCTTCGCCCAATACCGCAAACCGTCCAGCAAATGGTTAAACCGATCTTCCGGCTCATCCGAAAAATGGCCGTCCGGCTGCTTCTTCCACGCATAATTCTCCAGCTCCGCCTGAAAATTGTTGCTGTCCCGGTGGACGTAGATCGTAAATTGCTTCAGCAGGTTAATGCCGTACTGAATGCTTCCGGCCCCCTTCTCGCACGCCTCAACCAGAAAACCGCTCGCCGCCAAATCCGCCAGCGCTTCCGCCGCCGCTGCATCCCCAACCATCAGCAGGCTGGGAATAAACTGGCCGCACTCCGCCGCCTCACGCAACCGCAGCTCCAGACTCGGTTTGTCCGGATTGCTCTGGTTCACCGTCGTAATCAGCCCCGTCTCATACACCACCTCGCGCACATACAGCCGGTCACGCAGCAGGAAGGCCCGACCGACCGCCGTGGGATCCTGAGAAAAACCAAAATCCACAAAATGCCCATCGCGCTGCGCCGCATAGAGTTCTTTCGGCCACTGCTCATCTTCCAACACATGCCAGTTGTCGAAAATCGCCCCTTCTCGCCGGGCCCGCTTCCCGAGGCCGTACACCTCCCAGCTCCACTTATCCGCCGTGCCCGCCAGAATGTTGGCCGGGGTCGGTTGCCAGCTCAGAATATCCCCGCGCGCCTCCGGCGAAATAAACGGATTGTCCCGGAACGTCGAATGGAAATAATCCACCCGCTCAGCCCCCTGCTTCAGAACGCGCTCAAACACCCAATGCACCGAAATGCTCGGGTTAAAGTCCATGATGATAAAATCATTCGTGCGGGCGTTAATCTGCCGGAACGCCTCATACGAAATTTCCGTAACCTCATTCAGCCACGCAATATCGCGGCGCGGACCGTGCAGCTTGCCAGGCTTCTGGCATCCGCGAAACCGCAGCATTGCCCCGTTCTTAAACCGGTACTCCTTGCGCTGCTCATTCCAGCACTTGTCATCCCACAAATCGAACTGATCCGGCCCCATAACGAACCGGAAATCCTCAATCACCGAATCGTTACACGTCGCCTGATCGTGCCGAAAACAGTCCACCTTCACCTTGCGCTGAAGCAAATGATACTGAATCAAATACTGTAAAATGCTGATTGTCTTCGAAGAGCCGGAAGAACCCTCCAGAACCGCATAGCGCTTGCGCGTCGCCCGGTACTTTTCCCCCGGCTCAGTCCAACCACCAAGCCGGCTCGCCGACTCAAGCAGGCTTCCTGTCCCCCGATTGATCCAACCCGAATAAGCCGGAAACGTACTGTCCGCCAGACGCTCCAGATTCACCGTCACAGAAATATCTTTAAGCTTCATCACTCTCTCCGCGATGAACCACCAGACGGAAACCGGTAATCCGTCCATCCTCTTCCCCGTCACCGCAATCCGCTTTCAATCGCGCCAGCGCCTCATCCACCCCGTCCAGCTGAGCACCCACACGGAACTTTCCGAGGTACCACTTCAGCCCATCCATCTCCAGTTTGAAGCGTACCGCCACCATCTCCGTAAACTCTTCCTTTGAGGCCGTCCGGATCTTGCGAATCAGCTCCACAAAATCATCCTCCAGCAGCGCCACCCGCACCCGGCAGGCCAGCACAAACCCCTCCGCAAACGAGCGCAGATCCACATCCACCCCAAGAGCCCCTTTGCGCACCCAGCCACTCACCGTCTTACGCGTCGGCAACCCGTCCTTCTCACAGGCATTCGTCAGGCTTTCACCACCAGCAATTGAATCCAGAATCCGCTCCGCAACCGGCCACGAAAACCCGTCTGGACGCCCAACTTTGCGCACTGTTTTTTTGTGGTTCTTTCGCGCTACAGCGCGAACATTACCCGCCTTTTTCGGAGCATTTTTCGGAGCATTTTTCACGACAGATTTTTTGTCGACAGAAGTCGGTTTCTGACCTCTGTCCCCTGTCCTCTGTCCTCTGGTTTTCGTCGTTTTTCCGGCCATCAGTTCAGTCCGTTTTGTCTGTAGCGGTTATAGGACGCGCGCGCATGCGCACACAAATTCGCGCACGAGCGCGCGTAGCGGGGTAATAATTAAAAGCGGCCGAGAATATCCTTCTCCTCGAAAAAGCTGTAGAGCTTCACCCCGTCGCCATTGTCAAACTTGAGCGGCTTTCCATCACCCGCCCGACAAACCACGGTATCCCCAGGCTTCACGGTTTTCACCTCCGGCCCAACTGCTCTAACCACCACATCACACTCCGCCTTCTCTTTGGCCGAATCCGGAATAATCAGCTTCATCTTCTGCTCTTTCATCACCGGCTCAACCATCACCGTTTTTCCAAACAACTTGATTCCCATAACCATCTCCCTCTCATTTTGCTGTACGGGCTGGGTTCATCCCCGCCCAAAAAATCAACATCCAGCCGAACCAACGCGGTCAGCTCCGCTGCCGCGACTGTTCGGCTTATTCATCTCACCAATCAGCACGGAAACACTCTTCCCCTGCTTGCGCGCCTCAAACTTCAAATCACTCTGCCAAACCAGCAACCGCGCAAGCTTCAGTCGCTCGCGCAACGAAAGACCCTGCATCTTCAAAAACACATTCAGCGCCGTCCGTCTTGCGACTTTCCGGCGAACCTCCAGCCGCCGCGCCTTTCTCAACTCATTGTTCTTGCTCATCATTTTCCCTTTCTTCGTTCTCTTCCGCTACAGCGGAACCGTTCCCATCGCTCCACATCCCCAACCGGAACCTGCTTGCGGCCGCGCCGCGTCTTGAA